AGAACACCTCTAAGCGGCTTCCATTGAACAGGTTGGTAGTTGTGAATGTCCCCGTAAAACTGGTTGTTGAATGGCTTGAGATTGAGCCAATAGAGCGAAAACCACCCATGCCATCTTCATTAAAAGTTTGTAAATTATCTGCATTATACTTGTATCTTCTTAAATAACTTGGGCTGATACAAATAGGAGAAGTAAAAGTTTCTGTTACACTATTAATTGTCATTCTTGCTTGTAATTTATATTCTGCTGGTTGATTTTCATTATGTAAAGTTGAATTAACTAAACCAAACCAAAACCTAACCGTATTTGTAGAGTCATAATTACTAAACAAAGTCATTTCGTGATTATAGCGACTTGCTACTGGTAAGTATCTTTCACTTTGATAATCTGTTGTTGTTGATTGATGGTCATTAGATGGCATTATTTTTTTACTGTTAGCGATAGTCGGTTGAGTAGCACTTGATATTTTACCGTAGCCATTTATGTCATAAGGAGTAATTACTGCTTCTAAAGTAAAAGACCCTTCATTTGCCCACAATCCATAACCGATATGTGCTTCTGATATATTTTCGCTAACATCATCAACTGCGCTGTTATAAGAAGGAACATTGTCATGATAATCAATAATTACTCCACCATTACACATGACAGGGAAAATAAGCCCCCTTTGTTTTCCTAATAAAACATCATACATAATATCACCTCAAGGTAGAATTATTGCCACTTGGAAGTCCATAGTAAATTCAATAAATCTTGTTTCGCCACTAAAAGTAAAACCAAAAGAACGAATGAATCCTTTAACTCCATCATCTGTAATAGAGTCAGGAAATGTTGAGGGTAAAGGAACTCTTGCATTATCTAGTAATAGAGAATCTCCCCTGCTTTTGTAAGTAAACGGTATTTCTCTTGATGCCACTTGATTATAGTCTTTATCTACTAATGACGGCATTAATATAACCAATTCGTTAAATGCTTGATGTTCTGCAAGACCTGTCGAATCAACGCCTGATGCAATCATTTGTGCTATTTCATGTGCAGTAAAATTTAATACTCTTGTAGTATCCCCATGTTTTTTAGTGATTGTTTGGTCTGTAATAACACCTCTTAAATTAATAGATTTATTAGACATTCCTAAATCTAAAGCAATAGTTGTTGATTCACCAGTAACCGCACCAGACAAAGGAATAGGAAATGCAGGTATTGTTTTATCTGTTGAGAAATCAACACTTTCTGCTTTTAATGGAATAGTATTAATATACAATCCATCTGATTCATCAAAGGCTTGCAATTTTAAAAATACATTATGTTCTTGTGCCTCCATTTTATCACCTCAAATTGCTAGTATTACTTTGTCTTTGAATACTATTCGTGATTGCTCTTGAAACTTCTTTTGCAATTCTATCCATTTCTGCCTTAGAAGTATCTTTAGCATTAATCGTGATGTTTATACTGTTATTATTAACAGTTCCTCCTTTGCTTGGAGCAACCATTTTTGCTGAATCAGAATTAGAGAAAACTCTTGAACCAGTCGGTAATTGAACTAATTCTGGGCCTTCTTCTCCTACTACCGTTAATCCACTAGCAGGGCCGCCTTCTGCTTTAAAACTAAATAAATCTCTTACTTTATCTAATCCCCTTTTAATTGCTTTAGCAATCCGAATAATAGGGTCTATTAGTTTTCTTCCTACTTTGAATATAGCCAAACCA